GGATAATCAATCTCGTTCGACGTGTAGGGAATAGCGTGCACGGCCGCATGAATGTTATATTTAGCAGCAATTGCTTGAAAAAATTTAGCGTAAATGATGTTGATGCGAATACATCGTGACCAAAAATTCTCCGTGTCAAAGGGTTTACGTCGCCATACGGAAATCATCCGTTTTCAACGCCACTGTATTTCGTGGGTTTGCTGTTTGTGGCCAATATTGAGGCCGAGCGCAGCGAAGATACGCCGTATTTTCGCACGATTAGCAGCACAAGCGGCCTGCTTGCGCAAAACCGCGGCAAGATCGAGGTGCGTTGTCGGTCAAGGCCGTGCCCGAGAAACTTCCAGCACCCGTGCGACAAATGCTGGCTCGGGTACAACGAATGCCCGGCGGCAATTTATCCGCAGACGCTCGTGCAGCGTGAGTGCGCAACTTGCGCCGGCGCAGCGTTCTTTGAGCCCGACGATGAAGGCGTAATTTGCATGAACTGCCGCGCGGCGCAAAACCACGACAGGTGAACTACCAATGTCACGGATTTACTACTGCACGGCCGTCTACAACCGCTGGGCTACGTTTCGGCTGCTGCTGGACAGCTTTTTGGCGGTTACGCAGGCGGCCGGCGCAGAGCATGACAGGCTTTGTGTGTACGACTGGGACGGCGCCGGGAAAGATATCTATTCGCCCTGGCCGGATTCGGTGATCTACTGCGCCGGTAATCTGCCCGGCTTGATCAACCGCGCCGACGCCAGAAACAGAGCCATGGGATGTTGTGAGCCGGCAGTCGATGATCTTGTGTTTTTTGTCGACTGCGATATGGTACTCCCTGTAGATTTCTCAGCCCGTGTTCGCGCTCACGTCAGACCAGGGCATGCGTACTTTCCAATCTGCTACTCGCTTTACCAGGGCGCGCCGATTGCTGAGTGCGGTGAAGGCCCGCCGTATCACAAGAATGGTTCTACGGCGAATGGCTGGTGGCGTGACAGCGGGCGCGGAAACTGCGGTTTCACGGTGGCAGACTTTCAAACGCTCGGCGGCTGGGACGGCCAGCGGTTCGGTACACGTTACGGCCGCGAGGACGATGATATCTATTGGCGGGCGTACAGCCTGTGCGAGCTTCATCGGGAGCGCGTGCACGGCTTTTTCCATCAGTGGCACCCGAAACTTCCAGAAGAGCAGAATCCTTCTACACGGAGACAGGCATGACTATTGGTTACAAACAACGCGGTTCTGACGGGCCGCTGTATCACCCTGAGCGTGATTTCGCCTACATCACGCCGACGCTCATGAAGCAGGCGATCGAGAACATGTCGGCGCCGCCCGATCCGGACATCGAAGCGTGGGTGCACGAAAACAAAATCACGGACGTCGAGTTCGTGGCTGCTGCTGAAGCGCTTGGCGACGCGCAGCGTGATTTCGTCAACGCTGCCGATCCGGTAACGAGTCTTCACCAGGCCTTGAGCCGCCGAGATTACTTTTCGCTGCGTACGCCTGTGCGGCTGCTGCTCGAGTCAGCTGTCGGCCGCGTTATGATCGGCGCTTGGTTTAAAGCTGTGCGAGAGGTCACCGCTATCGGCGAGGAATCTCCGGTGCAGAACGACATGTGCCGGTTCAAGGCCGCCGTGTGTGAGTTTGCAGCTCGTGCGGGTGTGCCCCAACTTGACGGCAATGTTACGGCTGAGGTGGTTCTGATGCGGCAAGATGTTTTACACGCCAAGTTGCAGGCCGCGTATGCTGAGCTGCGCACTGTAAGGCAAGCTCTTGTTGACGCTGAGAACAAAGCCACGCGGTTAGAGATTATGCTGGACCACCTGCCGAGATGGGCCCAGCGGTTCATTTCATGGAGTCGCGGTAACCAGACCCAATACCCGGGTCCGAAGTAAGGAGCTTTTTTTGGCCAAGTACAGGATGTACAAGAACCCGGAAGATTTTTCCGGGAAGTTGCCCAAAAAGCCTGCAGACACCATTCGGTGCCTGGGTATGGACTTAGGCAGCAACTGCGGCGTAGCTATCTATGACTACGCCGCCGGCACAAAGATTCTGCAGGAAAAGCTGCACCTGTTTCAGTGGGACCTGTCCACGCAGGGTCTCGAGAGCGGCGCCGCCAGATTCGTTCGGCTGCGGGCTTTCCTGAACGTCGTGCAGCCCGATGCGGTGGCTTACGAAGACGTAAAGTATTCGCCGCCGCGAGAGTTCTTCATGAACAAGAAGTTCGGGATTCCGGCAGTACTGGCGCGCGTGGCGACAGCGTCAGAAGTCCTGGGCGGGCTTAAGGTCACCGTGGCGACATGGGCGCAGGAGAACAACCTGCTGTCTAACGGCTACGCCATTGCGACGATCAAGAAGTTCGCCACCGGCAACGGCCGCGCCAACAAAGAAGACATGATTGCCGCGGCTAACCGCACGCTTGGCACAGCGTTCGACCAGTCTAAGTACAAGTCTGATGGCCTAGACAATGTCTGTGACGCGGCGTTTGTGCTGTTGCTATTGCTGCAGAATCTGCGGGCTAGCGCTCCACCCAAGCCGAGGTAAGCATGGACCGGCCCAGCACATTTCAAGAAGTCGAGCATATTACCGGCGCCGACGCGATCAAACAGATTTCGTGCGCGGAAGCTTTGCGCAATCGCGGCGTAAAGTTCTGTTTGTTCACGCCGGCGCTGTTGCTGACGCACGGCGGCTTCGACCGCGATCCGGTTGTAGAGTTTGACGCGCGCTACAACTTGCCGGCCGCCCATCGACCATTTTTTATCCAGCTACGGCGCGACGCAGAAAAGTTCTTTGACGGACTTGGTTTGAAAGCGCTCCCCGGCCGGCCGCAGGCTATCAACTGGGATCAGCGGATTTACGCCATTGAAGAAGAATACGCCGTTGACTGTTTTGGCTTTCTCGGCGGCATCGCATATTCCGACCCGAGAACAAATCTGTTTGCGTCTGTCATGAGTTACGACGTGCAGGTACCTGATCCAACATCGCGCGTAAACGAGTTTTTGACGATCAAAATTTTTGGCGTGATGGCTAATACGTTTATCGCGTATATGCAGGAGCGCCCAGGAAAACGACCAGTCGCGCGCCGCGTGCCGTTTTCAGGCGGTTTGCTGCCAGCTAACTTGCCCCGCACAAACTTGATGGGCGCGGCGCCCAAGGAAGACCCGCTACAGCTGAGGGAGGGTGACTGATGGCAAAAGAAAAGCCGGCAGCTCCGGCTGAGCCGGAAAAGATATCTTTCCACGCGGCTGTGTTGCAGTCCGATGGATCATTTGGCGTAGAGTCGTTTGCCAGTTTGAGCGCCCTCGCGGCCCGGCTCAAAGAACTGATCAACAACGATGTAACGGTGTTTGCGTTCTCTGGCGAGCGCCTGCATATTTCCAAGCCGCCGTTTCGGCACCTGTTGGTTCCAGGCGCAGATCCAGTGCCGCTGTTTGATATTCCGCAGGCGCTCGAACCGGATGAAACCGGCTATCTCGGCGTTGACCCGATCAATTTGCAGGGGCCGCCTGAAATCAGGCCGGCGCAAGTTGGGCATCCGGCTGCCGAGCAAGATGATGATTTCTTCAGCGACGACAGCGGTGGCGATGTGATGGGCGTGTTCGACAACGCTCTGCCTGATCCGGATAGCTAAATCGCGCGTAAAACGCGGGCATATTAGTTGCCTGGCTTCTCGTTTGCGGCCAGGCATATGGCGCGGGCCTACAACGCCCGCAAAGGAGCGCTTATGCGCGTAGTCACGTTTAACGGGCTGCCTGTAAAACGACAGCACCGTACGCGAGACGGACAGATCAAGGTTGTGTTCTACAACAACCAGGCGCCTGTCGTAGTCTCGCCTGCCGACTGGCGTGAGCGGTCGCGCAGTGAGTTCCACTCCGCCGATGTTAAGCGGAGTGACGTAGTTCGAAAGTAATTTCCTGTGAAGGAGAACGAGATGAACGTCGAAAACAACACGGTCGCGGGCGGTTTGGTTCAGAAGCAAATCACGCTTCTTCGGAGACTCGCGGCCGTCGAGAACATCGTCCGCGGCCTGGTAGCCATGATGTGGCTGCCGGGCTTCCGCCGCCGCTTCGGCGGCCTGCGTGCTGTGAAAAGCACGCGCCCGGTCGCGGTCACCCTCGAGGTGACCCCGGCCGGCGGGGTGATGCTGGCCGGCGCGATCGCACGACCCGACCGGCGGACCGGAAAGATGGTGTTCGACACCATCTTCCGGTACAACTTCTCCAGTCCGATGACGGCATCGGGCGGCGGAGAAGTGCTCTCCTGGAAAAAGGAGATCATCGCCCGAAGGGGGCTTGATCTCCTCGCCGCCGTCGTTCGCTTCGGCGAGCAGGCGGCGGACCGGCGGCGGCGCGAGCCACAGGTTGACGAGCTGGCGCTGCCGCGCCTGCTGATCTCGTTCAACCCCGGCGAAGAGCAGATCGACGAGGCCAAGCTCACCGAGCTCGCCGCGACGGCCGAGATCTGCCCGGAGCTTTTCGAGTCGTACCGCGAGCATCTCCGGCAGGAGATGAGGCAGTACGACCGGACCGCTGGGCTCGTGTACGTCGACAGCGCCATCGTCGACGACGACGCGGTGACCCGGGGGGTCGAGTGCGCGGTCGAGGACTACTCGCCCGTGCTCGGTCTTCCCACGAACAACCCCGCCCGGGGGCTGTTCGAGTTTCGTAACCCGGCCAGCAGCGTGCTGGCTGAGGCGCACGTGGCGGACGTCTCGACGATCGACCAGGAAACCCTGGATAGGGTCGTCGCGGCGTTCAGGTTGGCGTCGCCGCTCGGCGAGCGGCTCGCGGATGATGCGGTGTTCGACGCCCTCTGCAACCCGAGCCAGCCGGCTCGGTGCGCGGCGGGCGTTGACGGCATCCCGGCCACCCGCGTGGTGGCCGCGATGCGCCATCTCGGGGGCCGCTGGATCGCCCACGAGGCGACCAGCGAGGACCTGCTCACGGCCGCCAAGCGGCCGGGAGAGCCGCTGGTGCTGAGCCAGCTGAGCCAGGTGCGGGTGATCCCGGTCGAGGCGTTCGGGGAGCTCCCGGCGCCCTACGCCGGCTGGCTGCTCCCGCGGCCGGACTGGCAGCCCAGGTCGGGCGTGAGGGCGGCTACCGCCGCGGAGGCGGAGCTGGCCTGACCGCCGCTAATCAATGCGCTATTTCATTAAACCGCCGAACAGCAGCGTGCTGGACTGGTGTCTTTCACAAGACGCCAAGCCACATACGGTGCCGCTCATGCCTGCGCAAGCAGACAGCGGTTTGGTGATAGCGTATTTGATGGGCGGTCAGGTCTTCGCAGAGGTCGCACCCTCCCGCGAAGACGTTGTTGAGATTTGCGGCGAGGGAGTTCCTTTGGGGCGCCTGTATTTCCAGATTTCCAAATCTGCGTTATATATGGTGTCTCCCGAATTAACTCCAGCTGCATTCGGAGAAAGCTAAACGCGGGGCGCAAGCCCCGGGTTTAGCTTTCTCTTAGCTATCAGAGGTTTTATGCCCCCCGCGCAGTACAAAGACCCAGCGGCCGAGCATCTCAGCAACGGCCGGTCACTGGCTGATCTCATGCGGCGCGGGCCGGGCGGCGTCCGCGGCGTGATTGTCGCGAAAGCCACCCCTGGCGGGCTGCCGTCAAACTACGATCCGCATGACCGCGCCAATCTCGAGGTGCACGTGGATCCCGACGGCGGAAATGCGATTCTGCGCATGGACCGCATAACCCCGGCTGCCGTGACAGCGGCGCTGGCTGTCGCCAATCAAGCTGTACAGGGGGCCGATATTGAGGCAATTCGCGAAAGGGCAGCCGTGGCATTCGAACAACTGGCAAAGATATCTAACCGGTCGGGCGTCAAAGCGGTGCAAGTAACCAAAACGGCTGCAGCATCAGCTCCGCCGCCGTGGACGGAGGAGCTAGCCGCGCTCGAGGAGCTGCAGACCGAAGCGGCAGCGCTGGCTGACATGGAGCCGGGCCACAATCCGCTAGTGAAATCTCCTGCGCAGTTGCCCCTGGAAAAGATTGATCGCGGTTACAGCCCTATGGCGGCGTTCGGGCTGAAGAAAGTTACTGTTCAGCCGGCAAGCGCTCAGCAGGGTATATCTAAAAGCCCGGCGTCTGGCCCGCCGCAGAAGCTGGTGTACTTTGAAAAAGAGGGCATCGGCACCGTACCGGCTTTCTTTCACGATGTGCTTGTAAACGTATCAAGGCCGGAACCAGACAGCCAGGAAGAATCTGGCTTTATCGTGCTGGTATACGACATTCGGTTTGAGCAATCAGCTGCGCGCTGGTTTCCGCCGGCAAATGACCCATATCAGCGACCGTGGGCCGTACAGATCAGCGATGACAATCGACTGTATCTTGTTCATACCACAGGGTTTCAGTACATTTATGATTCGCGAGAGTACTGCGTACTTCTCGTTGAAAAGGCGTTGCGCGCCCCAGAAGGAACTGACGAATGATGGAAAAGCAAGGAATCGTGGCGCCTGAAGTTACGCCTCCTGAAGATGGCGGCGTGCCTGCGCAGATCAAACGCGCTGAAAATCAGACGCACCGGCGGAACGCCGAAGAAATTGAAAAGCTTGACGCCGATTTTCGCAAGACGGCGGCTGAGGCGACACGGAAGTCGCTTCGTTAATCTCACGGACGAGGCGTGCGCGTGTCTACATCTTTCAGCAGCACTAACAATTTCGGCACGCTTGGCCGTGGTGGTATTGCAGACGAACGGTTTCCAGACCCGTTCTGCGACATGGCGTCGCTGTACATGCCGGAGAGCATTCAAACAGCTCTTCGGTGGTGCGAGTACATCGGTAACGCGCACGGCCCGTATCGCCAGGCTCTCGACAGAGTCGTAAGTTATTTTATCACCGACGTTGATGTCGGCGACCTGGGCGAGAACACGATTGGCCGTGAAGAAAAAGAAAAATACCGTGTGTTTCTTGAGGAAACACTCGGGATTAAAACTGTGTTGCACGCGGTCGGTATGGATTTACAGATATACGGTAATTCTTTTACCAGTCTATATGTCCCATTTCGCCGCTATTTGTCGTGCAAAAAATGCGGACTTGAAGCTCCGTTAGCCAAGATACACGGGTCGTCGTCGTTCAATTTCAAATGGGAGAACTTTGAGTTTCACGCCACGTGCCCGAATTGCAAGTACAACGGCGTGTTTAATCACATCGACAGGCGCGGCGGCGACAGCGACGCGATGAAGATTAAGCGTTGGAGTCCGCACGAGATTGATATCTTGTGGGACCCATATAGTGAAGAATGCACATACGTTTGGAAAATCAACGAAGACTACCGCACCATGATCAAAAATGGGCATTTGCACCAACTTGAGCATGCGAGCTGGGAAGTTATTCAAGCCATTAAAGATGGCAAAAACCTCATGTTTGACAAGGGCGTGATCTATCACGCCAAAGAAGACGCGCTCTCTGGTATGCGCAACAAGGGCTGGGGCATTTCACGAATTCTGGTGAACTTTCGGCAGGCGTGGTATTACCAGATCTTGCAGCGCTACAACGAAGCCATTGCGTTGGACTACATCATTCCGTTTCGGGTGATCACGCCGATGCCTCGTGGCGGCGACGCGCAATCTTCTGACCCGGTACACACGATTAACTTGTCAAGCTTTTCGGCTCGCGTACAGTCTATGCTTAAGGCGCGCCGCGTTGACCCGGCCCGCTGGAACGTTCTACCGTTTCCGGTGCAGTATCAGGCGCTTGGCGGTGACGCGAGCCAGCTTGCGCCGAAAGACTTGATTGATCAGGGGCTTGATACGCTGCTGCAGTGCATCGGTATGCCGGTTGAGCTGATGCGCGGCACGCTCACCATGCAAGCTGCCCCTGCGGCTTTGCGGCTGTTTGAAGCCAACTGGAGTCATCTGCCGCACAGCATGAATTGCTTTTTGCGCAATCTGGTGCAGAACGTTTCTCGTGTTATGTCGTGGGAGCCTGTGGCTTGCAAACTCCAGCGCGTTACGCATGCTGACGACCTCAACCGGCAGATGGCCAAGCTGCAGCTCATGCAGGGGCAGCTCATCTCCAAGACCACGGGCCTCAAGAGCGTGGGATTGGACTACGAGGAAGAGACCAAGCAACAACTCGAGGAAGAGCGGATCTACGCCGAAGAGCAGTCGCGCATGCAAGAAGAGATGCAGCAAGAGCAACAAATGAAGGATCTCTCGCAGCCGGCGCAGATGATGCAGGGCGCTGGCGATCCAGGCGCCAGTGCGACTGGCATGCCTCCCGGCGGCGATCCGGCGCCGGGCGGCGCTGCGCCCGCGGGGCAGCCCGGGCAGCCTCCTATGCCCGGCCAACCAGGTGGCGGCAGTCCCGTAGACGCGTTTCTGGCTCAACGGCAGAACAGCCCGAATATTCCTCGCACGCCAGAGGACCTCCAGAGCCAGGCGCAGGTACTTGCGCAACAAATCCTGCAGCTGCCTGAAGGTCAAAAAGACAGTGAACTCATCAAGCTCAAGCGCAGCGACCCGACGACACACGCGCTTGTTTCCAGCATTATTGATGACATTCGGCAGCAGGCCAGATCTCAGGGCGGCGCGCAGGTCATGGCGCAGCAGTTTGGGCAAGGCCAGCCACCGGGATAAATCACGATGTCCGTCGGGATCTATACCCACTACGCGCACTGCGATCAGGCCTACTTTGCAGTGCGCCTGGTTGAATTACTGCGCTCCGTCGGCGAGGCGTTTGATATCTATTCAGACAACTCTCCGGGCAAGCTCAAATTACCCTACGACCGAATTGTTCAATACAAGGGCACGCTAAAATACACAGACTGGGTTAAACGGCGTCGCGTAGTCGTCTGGACACATGTGCCCCGAGTAGAGCAAATTGATTACGCCCGGCGCCGCGGAATCTACACAATTCTGGCGCCAATGTGGCAGGAGCTGCTCTCGCCGTTCAAGAAAACCATGAAGCGCGCAGACCGGATCGTGGCGTTTAGCAAAGACGCGCAGACTCTCTACACGGATATCTACAAGTTCAGCAACGTTTCGCTGATTCCGTTTGATACCGGGCTGCCGATCACGCGCAAAGAAGACGGCCCAAATCCGCGCAATATCAGGTTGTTTTTGCCGTGGTTCGATCGCAACGCCAAATGCGCCACGTCGTCGTTTTTACGGCACATCAGCTTTTTGTTGGAGCACATGCCAGAGGCCCGGCTTACGGTAGCTGTAAACTCGAGTCGCTTTGGACCAGCTGTTGCGCGCTTTTTTACGCGACTTGGCAAGCGCACAGGCGGCCGTGTAGTTCTAGCGCGCGCAGTGCCATACCTCAAACGCCCAGCGTTGTTCGCAAACGCCGATCTCACTATCTGGCCGGCTGAGTGCGACAACTATGGTTTTGTAGGGCTGACCTCGCTAGCAGCTGGTACGCCCGTGCTTACGTTGGGAATCTCTCCACAAACTGATTACCTCTGGCCTGATATCAACGCGGCGCTGGTACGCACCAAAATCGACTATGACGAGAACGGCGTGCCGCGCGCTGTTCCGGACTATTCGCTGTTGGCTGCCGCTTTGCAAGAACTCATTGCCGAGCCTCATCACATCAAAGCCATGCAGCGCAAAGTTTCGTACAATTTGGCCGCCCGACGGGCCGCATTTGAGGGCGGCTGGCGCGAGCTGCTGTCTCTTTGACCTTTGCAGGCACAAGGAGGTGCCGATGAACACCGAGCAGAAAATTGGCGATACTCTTGCGTTTGCTAAACAGTATTACCAGGATCAGCCGTCGGTATACCGTCGAACACTTGTGCAGCACGCCGTCGCCGTCGCGAAGCTTGCTGAGCAAATCTCAATGCGGCTGTACCAAGACGTGCGCGAAGATTTCATGTCGGAAGAAACGCAAGAAAGCGTGGCCGCTATTGTGCACGGCGCTATTCTGCACGACGTCATCAACGTCAGCCGGTGCGCGTTCGAACAGATCGCTGAGCGCACAACAGTGCAGATTGCGGCCATGGTAGCTGACCTAAGCCGAGATTTCAGGCTAGTAGAAACAAAACGCGACATGGAGTTTCGCGGCAGGCTAAGTCAAAGTCCGGTTGGCGCGCAGATCGTGGCGGTAGCAGATATTCTCTGCACGACCAAAGAAGTGATCGACATGCTCAACGCTGTCGGCTTAAACGCTATTCCAAGGGCGCGCAAAATCCTGATGCAGCTAGACGGGGACTTACTGGTAATCAGCGCCGCGAACCGGTTCTACACGCTGCGCCTCTACACACACGCCGCTCGAAATCTCTTGCAAGATGCGAGCAAGTTGATTAAAGAATGTCGCGCCAAAGCAAAAATGGCCCGGCTTGTAGACAGCGCAACTGTGACGCTGCGCTCGAAGGTGGCCGCCAAGCTTAATACTGGTTCTGCCCCGGTTGAAACACCTGCTCAGGAGAGCACCGATGTCAAAAAGCGCACTCGTCGACGCGATTCGTGAGGATTACCTGCAAGCTGCCCACAGCGTCCCGGGCGGTGTTGTTGATCATTTCTGCGAGTTCATGGTTGATTGGCTTGCCAAAAAAAGTGTCATCGGCGTTGGCCACGCCGCGTCTGGCTTGGCACTCCGGTTTGCCGACGGTAGTGAGCTGGGTCTGTTTAACGCAGATTTCGCGCCGACTACTGCTGACACGCCGGCTGTGTCGTTGACCAAGGGCGGCGTCAGTGCTCGGCAGGGTATCGGCGGCGCGGACAACAGCATCCGGATCACCGGCAAGTAAAGATAGATATCTATTCAACCCGCGCAGGGAGGCTCTGTGTTCGTCTGCTTCGAAGGAATTGACGGCGCCGGAAAAAGCACTCAGGCGCGCATGCTGTACCAGCGGCTCAAAGCCGAAGGGCGGCCGACAGAGCTAGTAGCCGATCCTGGCACAACGTCGATTGGCACAGCTATCCGGCAGATCTTGCTGCAGAACGACGCCCCGATTACTACTTTGGCGCAAATGCTGCTTTTCTCGGCAGCGCGGGCGGAGCTAGCTGCGCATATCAAAGCCAGGCTTGCCGATGGCGTTACAGTCATCTGTGATCGCTGGCTGTTGTCGACGCTGGTTTACCAAGGCGAGCTCAACGGCGTCGACCCGGAACTGATCATGGCGATTTTCCGGGGCACATCAAATATTACGCCGGATCTATGTTTGTTGCTGGATTTACCCGACGCAGTTGTAGCGGCGCGGGTGGGCCCGCCGCGTGATCGATATGAGCGCCGCAGTTTTGCAGATCTTTGGCGCACGCGTAACGCCTATTTTCAGCACGCAAAAAATCCGTTAGCCGCTAAACGTCTGTGTCAAGTAAACGCGGCACAGACGTTTGAGGCTTTGCACGAAGAGGTTTACCGACTTTACAGTAACACAACAAGGAGTTTGGCATGTCAATCATGGCGCCCTTGAAAAAAAAGCCTCGCGCAACAAAAGCGCAGCTGTACCTCGACTTTATTGATGAGCCGGATTTCAAGCCGGCCACAAAAAAGCGCGGCAGGCCAACAAAACCCAAAACAGAAATGCCGGCGCCTAAGCAGGTAATTACGCAGCAACCTGAGCAGCCTGACTTCAAAGCGTTATGTATGTTGTTACACGACCTTGCACAGCGGCATGTGTCCAGAATCAATTTTCGAGATTTCACGGCGCTTGTGCGCTGTACTAAGCTGCTGCTCGGCGAAGGGCTGCCAATTGAGCCGGCTGTAGCACTTGTGGCGCCGCTCGCTGCGCAGACTGAAGTGCTCGTGACGGCAGATCCGAAATACCGGCTCATGCGCAACCGGGCCATTGCTGGCCTCGCCACAATCGCCGACTTGAGCTCAAAAGCGCCAGCTAAAGGCTCAGAAGATTATCAGCGCGGTATGCGGGCGGCCTTTCAACAGGCCAGCGAAGTCGCAGCGTTTTTTCTTGAAGATTTTCTCGAAGTAACTAAAAAGGAGTCTAGCCCAGCCTAGCGTCGTTATGCCCTCGATCATTAGCCAGACGCCCGATCTTTTTGAGCTGAAAAACCCTGACGGTCAAGACAACGACCCGCCAACGTTATTGGTGGAAGTCGGCGCGTGGAAAGACGAAAAAGGTGTGCAACAGTCTGGCGTGTCTGTGGCGGTATATGGGGCGTTGGCGCCGTTGTTGTCGGCCGGTGACGCGCGCAAGTTTGCAAAGTGGCTGCTCAAAGCCGCGGACGAGCTAGAGGGCACCGGCAAAACCCCTGATCGCAAGGGGCAAAAAAAGCGGCGAGACTTTGAAGACGACGAGTAAGGCCAGGGCGGTAGAACAGGCCATTTTGTTATCATAGGGCCTACTACCCGGCGAGCCTTTCCATGCGTAAAAAGAAGATCTCAGAGCTGGAATCTCGGCCCGATCTGGCGCCGGCGGATCTTTTTCCAGTGGTAGATACAACGCCCGGCCGAAAGCTCAAGACCAAGAAAACCACGGTCGCCGATATTGACGCGTATATTGACGCGGTCAAGCAGCCCGAAAAGGGCACACCGGGCGGTGTCGCAACTCTGGAAACCGGTAGCGGCAGATTACCGGCGGCCCAGCTTCCGGCAATTGCTATCACAGAAACGTTTTCAGTCAGCTCAGAAGCCGCCATGTTGGCGCTGCAAGCTCAGATTGGCGACTTTGCGCTGCGCTCAGACACGAATCAAACGTTCGTGCTGCAAGGTGCAAATCCCGGCTTGCTTAGCAATTGGCAAGAAATCACAACACCGGCGCCGGCACTTAGCGCGTTGCCTGATGTAGACAGTTTTATTCCGCCTGAAAAAGCCTTGTTGGTATATGACCCTGATACGCAGCGGTGGCGTCCTGTGCGTATCGAGCGGCTAGTTGACGGCGGTGAGTTTTAGTACAATTACGCCGGCGCCCCAAAAAGAGGTAAAAACATGGCCAATACATTACGGATCAAACGGCGGTTAACCGGTGCCGCTGGCGCGCCCTCAAGCCTGGCGAACGCCGAACTGGCATTCAACGAAGTTTCGGGCGTTCTTTACTACGGCAAAGGCAGCGCCGACGGCGTTGCTACGTCGGTCATTGCCATTGGCGGTGACGGTGCTTTTGCTACCAAGACGTACGTTGACAATGCCGTGTCCGCGGCCACGCCCGCCGGCGTCGCATATCTCAACCAGAGCAACACCTACGGCGCCTCGTACACCAACACATTCGACGGCACAGTCAATCTTGAAGGTGTGTTCAAGATTGACAATGTGACCGTAAACACGAGCGCTGACGAACTGAATGTGCTCGACGGCGTGACAGCCGGTACTGCCAGCGCTGGCAAAGCGCTGGTGGTTGACTCGAGCAAAAATATCAATCTCGGCACGGGCAGTCTGTCTGCCGCCGGAGTCACCACGACCGGCAACGCAACTGTTGGCGGTAATTTGACGGTAACGGGCGACCTGACAATCAACGGCACGACGACCACGATTAATTCCACGACGCTGTCGGTGGATGATATCAATGTGGTGCTTGGCGACACGGCGTCTCCGACTGATACCACAGCTAACGGCGGCGGTCTGACGCTTAAGGGCACGACCGACAAAACGTTTAACTGGGTCAGCGCGACTACTGCGTGGACATCGAGTGAGCATCTCAACCTGGCCAGCGGCAAGTCGTACTACATTGCCGGAACGAGTGTTCTTTCGGGTAGCACGCTCGGCAGCGGTGTAACAAGTTCCAGCCTGACCAGCGTTGGCACAATCAGCAGCGGTACGTGGCAGGGCACGGCTGTAGCCGTGGCTTACGGCGGTACGGGCGCGACAACGGCGTCTGGCGCCCGTACAAATCTTGGTCTGGTGATCGGCACCGACGTCCAGGCTTATGACGTCGAGCTGGCCGCGCTGGCAAGCGTGACATCTGCGGCTGATGCGCTGGCTTACTTCACGGGTTCTGGTACAGCGACAACGACCACGCTGACAAGCTTTGGGCGCAGTTTAATCGACGACACGAGTGCGTCTGATGCTCGTACGACGCTTGGCCTGGTGATCGGCACCAATGTTCAGGCTTATGACGCTGAACTGGCGGCGCTGGCGGGCGTGACCAGTGCTGCTGACGCGCTGGCTTACTTCACGGGTTCCGGCACGGCGACAACGACTACGCTGACGAGCTACGCCCGTGGCCTGCTTGATGACACCAGTGCGTCTGATGCTCGTACAACGCTTGGCCTTGGGACAATTGCCACGCAGTCGGCCAACAACGTCTCGATCACTGGCGGGTCGATCGATAACGTGACCCTGGACGGCGGCACGTTTTAATTCGGGCGCAAATATGGCGCAGTATTTACAGAGCCAACGATCGCTTGCGCAGATCGCTGGCTCTGGCCATATTTAGACAACGTGTTCGGCGTCTGTGCAGGAAAGCACCATGCCCCGTAAAAACAAGATATTGTTGCGCAACGGTACAACTGCGCCGTCCGCTGCCGATTTTGAAGTGGCTGAGCCGGCCTTCGATAAAACAGCTGGCAAGCTATACGTCAAAAATGCTGCCGGCGCGATGGTTGAGATTGGCGCCGGCAGCGGCAGCGGCAGCAGCGTCCCAGACCCCTACGAGTTGGGCACCTATCCGTTGATCACGATCTCCGCGCAGCCGTCGGCGACAAGCGTGGTGGTTGGCAGCAGCGCGACGTTCACCGTCACGGCCACGGCCACGCTGCCGACGGCGACGATCTCGTACCAGTGGCAGTTATCGACAGACTCAGGATCGACATACAGCAACGTCAGCGGCGCAACGTCCTCATCGCTCTCGCTCACCAATCTCCAGACCAGCAGCAGCGGCTACCGCTACCGCTGCCGGCTGGCGGCGAACCTGTCGCAGATTTTTTCGTCATCGGCGACGTTGACGGTAAATACTGCGCTCAATCAAGCTGTCTTGCTGACGAGCGGAACAAGCTACACTGTGCCAAATGGTGCGACCACCATGAAGGCGTGGGCTGTGGGTGGCGGTAACAGGCGCCCAGTCAGCGGCTGCGCGGGCGGCACAGCATACAAAACATGGTCAGTGTCTAGCGGCAACACAATCACATATTCGGTCGGTGCTGGTGGAGACCTTACTGCGGGCAACACGACCGTGACGTTTGGCGGCGTAACAATAACCGGCTATGGCGCGCCGGGGAATGGCACCGCCGGCACTTACGGTGGCGGCGACGGAGGCGCAAACGGCGGAACCGGAACAAATGGCGACCCTGCGTATGGCGGTGCTGTCGGCGGAAACACAGCTACTGCGTACCGCCGCGCGATGACAGACGTGTCAGGGCTGAAGGCAGCCCTGACGCTCGCCGGTGCAAAGGTGACCGAGGACAACACAGCCACCCCAGCTTTTGGCAGCGGTTCGTATTCGTCAAAAATGGGTTTGCGTCTTAACACGCCGGGGGCGGGTGGTGGCGGATTGTCGACTGGCTGGAGTGCGCAATTCGGCGGGGACGGCGCGGTAGTGCTGTACTTCACATGAGCGACATTCTTCGCGCACAAAACGGAAACGCGCTGCTGCTATCTCCGAGAAGCGGTTCACACTCGTTGGCGCTTGCGGCCCTGCGAGCCTATTGGCCGGATGCTGTCATTCAAGAGCCAAGTTGGCACCCGGCAGCTTTTTTCCC